CCTTATTTATCAAGTTAAAATTATGACATAAACATATCAGGCGAAGCCATAATTGTAAAACAGTCTTTTTTGTTTTACAATTATCGAAAAAGGGTTATTCAATTTAGGCACTTTAGTACTTTAGGCTGCCATAACCATGTCGTATGGTGCTAAAGTGCCAAAATTAACTTACTGTACCTTAAATAATGAAGTTTGGTTGATCGAATAACAATAAAAGCGAAGCTAAACTTGTAAAACAGTCTTTTTTGTTTTACAAGTTTCATTAGGTTAGATTTAAATTAGGTATTGATGTTTTAGGCACTTTAGTACTTTAGGCTACCATAACCATGTCGTATGGTGCTAAAGTGCCAAAATTAACTTACTGTACCTTAAATAATGAAGTTTGGATTGTTTGTTAATAAAATAACATTAAAAAATTTTTTCAAAAATCCCTTAATAATCCCTTTAGTGTCTTAAAGCCAGAAGACCAACATCGCTTCGCTCTGTTGGTAAAAACCATCGCTTCGCTCTGGTTTTTAAGATATTATTTATTAGTTATTATTTATTAAGTCTTCTAAAATCCTTCGGATTTTAGGATTGAAATCCATTAATGCTTCGCATTAATGTTAAGATTGTAATCCCCCAGCCCCCTTACAAAAAATGTGCTGACAATAGTATATATAGTTTTAAAATTCAAAAATCAACATATTTTTGAAAATAAATTTTTTGAAAAAAGCATCAACCTATTTATTGTTTTTAAAATCAATAACTTAAACTCTAAATTTATTTTTAAATGGTTAATCGATTAAATGGATACAAAATTGTATTTTATTTGAAACGAATAAATTGCTTGACAAAGAGAATATAATCGGTTATAATATGATATTAACATTATGGGGAAATATTGACTATGGAAATAAATTTTAAATATATAACATTTCAGAATATATTATCATTTGGTGCTTTACCAACGACAATTAGATTTGAAAGTGGTATTAGTCTCATCAGTGGAAAGAATGGTGAGGGTAAAAGTTCTATTTTAGATGCTTTATCATTTTGTTTATATGGTCAGCCTTATAGAAAAATTAAGATTAAAGAATTACAAAATAGGAAAAATAAAACAGATTTGAAAGTTTCCTGTGAATTCGTTGTTGATGGTAAAGATAATATATTAATCACAAGATGTATGAATCCTGATAAAATATCAATTGAGAAAAATGGTGAGGATATAGATTTACTTTCGTCGAAGAAACTGAATCAAGATGAGATTGATAAAATTATTGGTATTAATTATCAGATGTTTAAACAGGTTATTTCATTGGCTGTAAATTATAATAAACCTTTTCTTTCGCAAACATTGAATGAAAAGCGTGAAATTGTCGAACAAATTTTCAATATTGTTATATTTGGTCAAATGTTGAAACTTCTTAAAAAAAGAAATGTTGATAGTAAAACAAAAAACGAAATTAACAATAGAAGTTTGGTGTTAGTAGAACAACATATTAAATCATTGAGAAAAAGAATATCTGAACTTAAAGATGCTCATAATAATTTTCAAGTTAATAAAGATAAAGATATCGAGAATATTGATAAAAAAATAAAAGAGTATATGTCTGAAAAAATTGAAATCGATAGAAATTATCAAGAATCAATGAATAATCATAAAAATGAAGATAATAATAATTTATTAGATAATCTAAATACTTATAAAAATGAAAAAGAAATTGTGATAAAAAATATAAACGAAAATGAATATATTATCAAATCATCTGAAAAAATGAAAACTTCGATTGGTGAATATGATAAATGTCCTGTTTGTAATACAAAAATCACAGAAGATCATAAAAAAATCGAAATTGAAAGATTGACAAATGAAATTGATTCTAAAATTAAAATATTAGAGATTTTGAAAGTAGAAAGAACTTATAAAGAAAAAGAAATTGAAATTATTGAAAAATTGATTTTCGATATTAATGACAATAACCAAAAAATAAAAAATTTAGAAAATGCTCTTGCTAAAATCGAAAAAGAAATTTCTCATAACGAAGAACATAGAAATGAAGTATTGGAAAGAAAATTAGATATAGATGTCAATTCTATAGAAAACGAATTAGAATTAAAAAAATCCGAATATAAAATATTGTGGAATGATAATAAACTTTTAAAACAAAATTTAATAAATAATGATATCATTCAAAATATATTATCGGAAAATGGCATCAAAGCATACTTCTTCAAAAAATTGATTCCGATTCTTAATAAAAAAATTAATGAATATATAAAAATATTCGAACTTCCTATTATTATACAATTCGATGAATTTATGAACGAGACTATCTATAATATGGATAATCTTAGATCAAATATTTCTTATCATGCTTATTCTGAAGGCGAAAAGAAAAGAATAGATATGTCAATTCTATTATCATTTATCAATATTACTAAAACAATATCCAATTGGAATTGTAATATTCTTATGATAGATGAACTCTTAGATAGCGCAATTGATGAAAATGGTTTAGAAAAATTAGTATGGAGTTTGAAAAATCTTACATATGAATCTAAAAATTTGAGTATCTATATTATTTCACATAGAATACAACAAGATTACATTTCACAATTTAAAAACTGTATTAATGTTCAGAAAAATTCTAATGGCTTTTCTGAAGTAATATTTAATAAGGAGATCTAATGGCAATTTATCTGAAAAATAAAGATTTTTATGGAAGACTAAAAGAATTTAGAGAAACAGAATCCAGAAAAATTTATGAACAACTTGGTAGAGATTTTTTAGCAATTTCAAAGGGTCTTTTAAAAAGATCAAATTTCGCTAACTATACTGATGATAGAAAAGATGAAATGATTTCTGAAGCTGTTTATTATATGTGTAAATATATTCATAAATATGATCTTGAAAGAACCAATGCTTTTGCCTACTTTACTAAAATAGCAGAAAGAGCTTTCTTACAAGAATTAAATAATAGAAAACATAGAGAAAATAAATTTATTAGCATTGAATACATCGATACTCTCGATACCATTGATAACTTACTTTAATTTGTGGATTGATAAATGAAAATTGCTCTTATTTCAGACACACATTTCGGTGTTCGTAAAAACTCCGAAATTTTTCTCGAAAGTCATTTGAGATTTTTTAAAGAACAATTTATACCATATCTCGAAAATAATGATATTAAAAATGTATTTTTCTTGGGTGATATTTGTGATAATCGAAGTAGTATGAATATTAAAATCATGAATGCTGTTTATGATCTATTCCAAAATACATTAAAAGATTTTAAAGTAAATGTTTTGATAGGTAATCATGATACTTATTTTAATAGTTCTATAGAAATAAATTCTCTGAAGTTTTTAGATAATTTACCAAATGTAAATATTATTGAAAAAATAACAACAATAGAAATCGATAATAAAAAAATAGTCATGGTTCCATGGATTGTAAACTATGACGAATTTATAAAAGAATTTAAAAATATTAAATGTGATTTATGTTTTGGTCATTTCGATATTCAAGGATTCAATTTTAATAAATTTAAAACGAGCGAAGGTGGTATATCAGCAAATATTTTTGGTAAATGCGGAAAAGTTTTTACTGGACATTTTCATATAAGAAATTCCCGCATTTATCAAAATAACGAAATTATTTATATAGGATCCCCTTTTCAGTTAAATAGAAACGATATTGACGAAAGAAGAGGTTTTACAATAGTAGATACCGAAACTAATAAATATCAGTTCATTGATAATAATGTTTCATTAAAATATATAAGCGTTAAATATCCTCAAAGTTTTGAAAATATCCAAATAAAAAATAATATCGTAGACGTTCATATAGATTATGATGATTCTTATAACGAAAACGAAATACAAAAATATTTGAAAAAAATTGAAGAACTTAATCCTATATGTACACCAAATATAATTATTGATAATACAGTAATCGATGGTGAAATAGATTTGAATGAATATGATATTAGTTCCGTGACTGAACTAATGAAAGAATATGTCGATATACTCGAAATTAAAAATAAAAATGAAATATATGAAAATTTACTCAATCTATATAATGAAATAAAATCCGATATTCTTTAAGTTGACAAAAGAAAGATAATATGTTATATTGTATAATTAGTTTATAAAGGAGAATTGAATAATGTCACAAATTCCGACAAGTAATTTTGAAATTTTTAGACAACATATTATGAACCCAAATAAACCGTTCGAACTATCAGTTCAAGAAGGCGATATTATGAAGGTTCAAAAGAATTTAGTTTTAAGTCTTGCGAGCGATTCGACGGGCGTTGGATATGTGCGAAATATCATTCCTATGACATATTTAAATTCTGTATTTGGGAAGACAGGAAGATTTAATTTGTTGTTATCGCCAACTATGATATTTCAACATGATATTTTATTGAGGAGTAGGAGTATATTATTTCAGAGAACAATGAATCCTCAACAAATATCTTCTGTACAGATGTATAAAGATAATAAAGCGAAATATGGGTATAAGATGGTATATGATGTTGATGATTTTATATGGGAAGGTGAAGATAAAGGAGAAGCTATTCCAGATTATAATTTTGGAAAGATTGGAATTAACAAAGAAGTTCAACAGGCAGCATTGACGATTATGAATATGATGGATACTGTTTGTGTATCTACTAAATTTCTTGGTGATTATATTAGAAGTCATGGTGTTGACAAACCAGAAATTAAAGTTGTTAATAATGTTGTTGGTAAATATTTTTGGGGGCCTCAGAGAAAAAAGGCTATTAAAAGTAAATTGACAAAACCAAGAGTGATTTATACTGGATCACCTACTCATTGGAATCAAGAGAAGAAATTGAAGGGTGATGTTGAGAATGCTTTTTGTGAATTTATTATTAAAAATGTTATGGATAATAAAATTGAATATACTCAAATGGGTGGATTACCATTTTTCTTTGAATGTATTGCTAATAAAATAAAGGTTATTGAATGGGTTAATACATATCAATATCCTCAAGTGATAAGAGAAGCGAGACCAGATTTTAGTATAGGGCCATTGGTTCCTAACTATTTCAATTATTCTAAATCTGATTTGAAGGCGATTGAATCTTATGCTTACGGCGCTGTTTTTATCGGAAGTACATGGAAGGGAACTGAATTTGAAAAGAATCCATCTCCATATGATGATTGTCCCGTGAATGTCCCATATAATATTACTGTTGATGATTTAGATAGACAGTTTTGGGAATTGACAGAAGTAGATAATTACAATAGAGTTATTAAACAGCAATATGATATTTTGGATAATACTGGACGATGGTTGGAATCTGAAAAGTATATTAATATGATGACTCAAATTTTTTAAACTATAAATAGTTATATGAAAAATTTTTTCCTTGCTTTAAAATTCCTAAAATAATATAATTTGAATGTGAGGAAAATTTTTTCACGAGAATGTCACAATAAGGATATTTTGACAAATAATAAACCATGGAGGTGCTTATGAGTTTCGGACTTGGATCGTTGGACAAAGCAACTAGTTTGATGTCGGAAGCGTTTGCGAACGCACAGAATTCAATGTCTAAATCATTGTCGAAAATTTCATCAGGAAAACGATTTACAAATGCATCTGATGATCTTTCCAGCTATGTAAAGGCGACGAATCTTGATATTACTGCTTCGAGTTATGACTCGAAATTATTGAATATCAAGCAAGCACACGCAGATGTAAATGCTATGATTTCTACAGCAAACAATGTGATGGATCAACTGAAGGAGGCGAAAAAACTTTTTAGCGAAGGTCAATCAGATTCTGCCAAGCAAATTATTGCTGGTATAAAGACTCAAATGAATGCTAATGTAGGCTCTGAAGTTGGAACTGTATTAGGTGGAACTGGTTATGCTGATGTTGTAGCAGTTGGTGGAAATATTGTTGTTGATCAATCTACTACTTCGTTTGCTTCTTTAAAAAATGGTGGTGTTAATGATTTGGGCGCTGCTACAGATGTTACGACTGTTCAAAATTCTATTACTGACATGCAAACATACATTGGTAATATTACAGGAATAGAAAAACAAATTTCATCTCAAGAAAAATTAGCGATTATAATGAAAGATAATGCTGTTGCTCTATCATCATCTCTTACTGAAATTGATGAAGCGAAAGAATTAGCGAATATCACGGATCAAGGAATACGACAAAATGCCGCTGTTTCTATGATGGCACAAGCGAATTCTGCTCGATCCGCAATTTCTTATCTTTATCGTTAATTAAAAATAACCATATCCTTAATAATGGATATGGTTATTTTTTAATAGGAGATGAAAAATGTTTAGTAGTTTATTCGCTACCTCGATTTGCATTAGTGAATCTTATAAATCTACTCAAAAAGATTTAGCAATATCTCTCAATAAAATATCAACTGGTAAAAACTATCGAGATCCTAAAGATAGCGTTTGCGATTATATGAGAATCCAGAAAATCCATAGAGATCGAAGTGGATATATACAAATTAAAAATAATATAGCTGTTACTAATTCTATGTTGAATATTGCTGAAGATTCTGGTCAACAGATTATTAACTCTATTAAAAGATTGAAAGAATTGGTTGATATTTATTCTGGTAATCCTAATGATGTTATTGTTAAAAATAATGCCAAAAATGAATTTGAAAATATAAAGACAAATATTAATTCAATAATATCATCAACAAAATATGATAATAAACAATTGATAATAGATAGTGGTGGTTCTGCTATAACTAAAGTCATGCTCGATCCTAATGATTTTAATAATACTTTAGATATTAAATTTAATGGTGGGGATATAGTTGACACTAAAGGAATGTTAATTACTTCAATGTCTACAATAGACGATCAGTTAGATAGATCATATTCATATATTACAAAAATTAGTGGATATAAGCGTTCATTAGATTCTCAAATTAATATTATCAATTCTATTACAACTAATAATAGTGACTATGAGTCAATGATTAATAATGTTGATGATGGAAAAGAGATGGAAAAGGTTGTCACCAGTAATATCAGACTTCAATCCGCGTTATCTATGATGGCGCAGATAAACACATCTCGTCAATGGGTTTTAAAATTAGTTCAATGAATCATTGACAACGAACTTTAAATATATTATAATGAATATGAATAATAAATTTAAAGGAAACTTCAATGAAAATAATTTCGAGAGATAGTAAAGTACTTTCAATTTCCCATAACGATTTGGATGGTTCGGTATGTCAGATCATTTTAGGTAATGTTTTTAAAAATATTACATATGTTGATACTTCATATTATAAGATAGATTCTATTTTACAGAATTTAAATTATGGTGATTATGACCATGTTTTTTTAACTGATATTTCTCCTGAGAAAAAAGAAAATTTATTGATATCCGATAAGATAATTTTATTGGATCATCATGAGTCTGCTAAAGAATATAATGATCCCCGTAAAATGAATTATGTTGTTTGTGGGAAGTGTGCTTCTGTTTTAACAAAAAAATTCGTCGAAATATATTTCAATATTAAACTTTCACATTTAGATGATTTGGTTCGCCTTTGTAATGATTATGATGAATGGGAATTAAAATTCCCCGAAAGTAAATTATTAAATGACTTGATGTTCTATTTTTATAGATCATCAAAATTTATTAAAGAATTTTTTGATGGACGGACTACATTTACAGATGAGGAAAAATCATGGTTGAAAAAAAGGGAAGAAGTTTTTTCTCATATTTATGAAAACCTTAATGTTTTTGAATTTGATAAAATCAATGGTTGTATTGCTGAAGCAGAAGAATTTATTAATGAAATTTGTGATAAGCTTATGAACGAAGAGAAATATCAAATTGTTGTTATAAGAAATCCTAAAAATGGGAGAATTTCATTTAGACATAGAATAGAAAATCTTGACATCGGTGGAATATTAAAAGATATGAAAATAGGTGGGGGTCACGAAAAAGCAGCTGGCGCATTTATAACAAATGATTCTGAATTTAAAGAAAAAATAGAAAAGGTTGAAGATGTTATTCATTGGTTTATGGAGAATAATAAAAAAAAATGATCGAACAAAATATATTTAAAACAACAGCAATTTATGAAAATCGTATTCGTGACAAACAAGAATTATTTAATGAAATGTTATTAGATGAAGAAGGAAATGCTGTTACAGATTTCTATACGAAAAAAGATTTATTGATTTGTTCCGGTTATACTCGAATAGTATATGGTGATCATGGCCCTTATATTGAATTTGAGAAAACTCAAGTTTTACATGATAATTGGAAAATAAAAAGATCGGGTTACGGTTATTATAACAAACTATATCCTATTGATGAAATCGATATACTCATGTATCATCAAAGAAAAACTGTTGCGGGTTTGCCTAATCCACCTCCTAAAAACAAAAGAGGATTTAATGGTAATAGAGAAGAGGGATATGCTGATTATAGAGTTGGAAAATATTATATTTCTCCTTGGAATAAACATTTAAAAATTGTCAAAAATAATATTATTATTAATAATAGGAAGTGTAATCTTTCTGATATTATGGGGGGTTGATAATGGATGAACTATCGTATTTGGTATTTTTTCATATTTGTTTTTTTGCTTTTGTTTTTTTAATTGACGCTTTTTCATTTTTAATATGTTATAATATTTTAGAATTTGTGATTGATAATGGCGATGATAAGGTTCAAAAAATAATTTCTAACATTTGGGGTTAAAAATGGCATATAATCGTATTTTTTATGATTCGTTTAAAAATAGAATGTATTGCGTTGACATTACTGATGGTAAAAGAACAACAGAAGATTTTCACCCAGAATTCGAATATTATATTGAGGATAAAACTGGTGAATCTGAAATAAAAGATATTTACGGTAATAATGTTAAGCTGATGAAAAGCGAAACTAAAAAAGATATGAAAATGGTTTCTGAAGTTTCTAAAACTTATGAAACAGATATACCAGAAGATTCAAAATATCTCCAACGAAAATATAAAAATCAAAAATTGAAAGTTGAAATGAATGATTTCCAAATTGCGACAATTGACATTGAAATCGAAACTGGATCTAGTTATAAAAATCATCATATAATTAAAATGAAAGATTCTTTTGGTAATGTCACGAATATTGACATTGGTGGATATAAAAAATTAAATAAATCTGAAAATAAAGTTTATGATGAATGGAAATCTATTTGGTGCGATTTTGAAAGTAGTTGTTATTTTTCAAAAAATGAATTTCCTAATCCTGAAGAAGCGAAATATCCAATCAATCTAATATCAGTCCATTACTCCAAAGATAATACTCTCTATACATATGGCAATAGACCATATACGGGCGATCACGAATCGGTTAAACATTACCATTATTGTTTAAATGAAAAAACATTGATGGAAGAATTTATTAAAATGTTTAGAACCAAAAGAGTATCTATTGTCACTGGTTGGTTCAGTCGTCAATTCGATATTCCATATATAATAAATAGAGCTAATAAAATTGGTGTTGATGTGAGTTTATCTCCTATCAATATGTATAAGAAAAAGCATTGGCGGGGTTATCATATTGACGAATCTGATGGATACGATATTGCTGGTATATCTTTGTTGGATGGAATGGATTTATTTAAGAATTATGAGAGAGAAAAACAAGCATCTTACTCTTTACAGAATATAGGAATGTTAGTTGTTGGTGAAGGAAAAAAAGATTATTCCGGAACTATTAATGATGCGTTTCTTGAAAATTGGAATGAGTTCGTTGAGTATAATATTCAAGATGTATTATTGGTCAGAAAAATTGAAGAGAAAAAGAAATTTATTGAACTGACAATCAATCTAAGTTATCAAGCGTTGATTCCGTTTACAAGAGTATTTTCATCTATATCGGTTGTTGAAGGATATATTATGAAATATTTACACGAGAACAATATGGTTCTACATGACAATGAACGAAATAAATTAGTACGAAATATTCCAGGGGCTTATTGTTATGCTAAAGTAGGTTATCATAAAAATTGTTTTTCATTAGATGCTGAAAGCCTTTATCCTACAATTATTCAACAATTCAATATAGGTGACGAGACATTAATATTAGATGATAATAGATATGGCAAGACTCCATTTTCTGAATATAAAAAATGGGAAACTGTTGACGGTGAATTAGAAATTGGTGGGATTTATTATGACAGAAGTAAACAAAGCGTTCTTTCTAAAGTAACGGAAGATATTATTAAAGGAAGAAAAATATTCAAACAAAAGATGTTTATTGCTGATGCTATTGAACATAATAGACCATTAACAAAATATAATAAAGAATTGGTTGCTGAAGTTAAGTTGGAAGGAGATTCTTCTAATTATTATGATTCCATGCAATATGTTAGAAAGATTTTAGCGAATAGTATTTTCGGTTGTATATCGAATCAACATTTTCATTTATATAATTATCATAATGCCATTAGTATTACAATGGGCGGTCAGAGTCTTATTAAATATATGAAAGATTCTATTAATAGTTATATGCTAACTCAATTTCATAAAGTTGTTAAAAATATTTATCCAGATTTTAATGGAGAATTCAAACAACTAAAAAATGAAGTCATTATTCAGTGTGATACAGATAGCGTTTTTTTATGTATGGATGAGGTAATTAAAAATTTCGGATTGATATTTAATAATAATCAAGAAATTTATGATTGGATGAACGATATTGAACAAAGGTTTTTCTCTAAGTTCGTTGATAAAATATTACAAATTTATGCTGACAAATATGGCATGAAACAGATAATAAATTTCAAAAGAGAAAAAATTATCATTCAAAAATTGATTACCGCCAAGAAAAAATATGTAGATCAAATATTGGCAAATGAAGATAAATTGTATATTGATGATCCTAAAATTTCTGTTACGGGAATCGAAATTGTTAGAACTGATACACCTGCCTTTTGTAAATCTTATTTAAAACAATCCGTGAATGAATTGTTTAAGTTTAAATGTGCCGATAAAATAGGAATGAATACTTATATTAAAGATATCAAAGAAAAATTTATAAAATCTGATATCAAAGATATTTCTATTCCTAAAGGGGTAAAAGAATATACGAAATATGCTGAAGATATAAATCATTACATGAAGAATGGTTTGTCATATCCATCTGGTTGTCCGATTCATGTTCGAGCTTCGATTAATTATAATTATTTGATTAAAAAATGGAATCTTCCTTTGTCGCCTATAGGGGATGGTACGAAATTAAAATTTATTCATACATTACCGAATAATGAAATTCATCAAGACGTAATAGGTTTTATTGGTGATTGGCCTGTTGAGTTCAATAAAGCTTTTAAAATTGATTACGATAGACAATTCGAACGAACTTTCTCTAAGGCATTTCAAAGATTTTATAATGTATTAAATTGGGGTAATATAACAATGGAAGATAATTCATTATCCGATTTTATAACTTTCTAATTGACATATTGGAATGAAAATGTTATAATGAATTAACAAAGCAAACAATAGGGGAATTATGTCTAATATTAATTTGTACAAGATTATAATGAAAGATAAAGAAACTAAAAATAATGTGGCTATGTCGTCGTATATGTTTAATGAAGATGAGGTTGTAGAATTTATTTCGTTAAATGTTATTTCATTAAATCTAATTTATAGTGGTAGATTTGATGGTGGTATTCCGAAAGGTCGGATGTCAATGATATCAGCTCCATCGATGATGGGCAAGTCATTTATAGCATATGGTGTGGTGCGTAATGCTCAGAAAGATGGAATGCAAGTTTGTATTATCGATACAGAAAGAGCATTCAATTTTAAATTTGCTGAAAGTATAGGCGTAGATATTAGTCCTGAAAAATTGGTAGTACTACAAGAAAATTCCATAGAAGATATCATGCGAATAATAACAACAATAACAAATGATATTCCTAAAGAAGAAAGAAAGAATATTTTGTTTGTGATTGATAGTTGGGGGTCTATGGTAACTTCTAAAACGATGGATAATGCTTTGGTTGGGAATGATGCCGCAGATTTCACTATTCCTCGCAAAAAAAATAATCTTGCTAATATTATATTGAATACTAAAGCGACATTTTTTATTATTAACCATGTTTATGATTCGATGAATGTTATGGGTGGTGATCCGTTGAATATTCCTGGTGGTCGAAAGATTATTTTCAATTGTGATTGTGTTGGATTGGGAACGAGTAGAGCTAAAGATAGAGATTCCGAGAAAAATTTGATTGGGAATATTATTACAATTCAAACTTTTAAATCCAGATTTTCAAAAGAGAAATCGAAACTCAAATTTAGAATTAAGACTGAAGGTGGTCTTGATATTTTTTATGGTATGTTGGATGATGCTTTAGAATCTGGTGTAGTCCAAACAGCAAAGCCAGGATATTACATTAGATCACATATTGCTGATGATAAGCCTATTTCTGAAAAGAATCTTTACAATTCTGAATTTTGGCTTCCTATATTTAAGGATACAGATTTTAAAGATTGGTTGAAGAATAAGTATACATTCTCAAGTAAATTGGATATATCTGAAGAATCTGAAGTTCTTGATTTGATGAATAAAAGAAAAGTTATTGATATTTCTGATATGGAAGAAGAAGTTATTGAAACTAAAAAATCTAAAAAGAAAGAGGTTTAATTATATGATTGGATATATTAAAAAAGATGAGATTAATATTGTTTTTGTTCCTGTGAAAAATGATATGAATTCCCAAGATGTTGAAAATGAATTGATGAGAATTGCTAATACTTTTAAAGAATCTTTTGGTGATGAATATTATTTCGCATACTTCCCAAGTGAAAATGTTATAATGACTATATGTCAATTGAGGAAAGATTCTGTTAATGTGATTCCTATTAGAAGAGGAAAATTTACCTTGGAACGATTAGAGCAATACATTAAACAATCTGATGAACTATGTAAGAATCATGAAATACTGAAACATTATGAAATCAAATTTATCTATTAATATGGAATCTACTAAATGTCAAATGAAAATGAAAATAATGAAGAGGCGATAACACCAGTATTTTTTGAGAAGTTATTAATAAAGTTTTTGTTTTCAGATATTGCTATAAGAGAAAAGACGATACCATTTTTGGTTCCTGAAATATTCGAAGATCAGAAAAATCTTCAACTTATAAAATCGATATTGGAAATGAATACTAAATATAATAAATTTCCAACAGTTCCAGAAATGCGATTGGTATTAGAAAATGAAGGAGTTTATAATAGATTAGTTGAAGTTATGAATATGGATGTTTCAGTATATCAAGATGAATTTTTGTTATCTGAAATAGAAGAATTCATGAGATCAAAACTTATTCATAATATCAATATCGATATTGCGATGGGTTTAAATGATGGTAAATTTGATGATCTACAGAAATATCCTGATTTATTGAGAGAGGCGATATCGTTTAGTTTTGATACTAAAGTTGGTTTGGATTTTCTTGATGATGAAGATAGACTTTACGATTATCTTCACAATAAAGATAAAGTAATACCGACAAATATAGAACAGTTGAATGTTCTAATTGATGGGGGGTTCCATGAAAAGTCGTTAACACTGCTCCTCGCGCAAGTAAATTTAGGTAAAAGTTTAATTATGTGTTCGATGGCTACTGATTGTATTTTGAAAAATAAGAATGTTCTTTATGTTACTCTTGAGATGTCAGAAGAGAAAGTTTCAGAGAGAATAATGTCTAATATGTTTGATATTGAATTGGATGATTTGCGTTTACTTCCAAGAAATAAATTTCACGAAAAGTTTGAAAAGATTAAAAAAGAAGTAAATAAAAAGATAGTAATAAAAGAATATCCTACAGCATCCATCAATACAAATCATATTAGAAATTTAATAAAAGAATTGAAGGTTGTTAAGCATTTTGAACCAGATATTGTTTTCATTGACTATCTTGGTATTATGTTGCCATCTCATAGGAATAAAGTTGATAATACATATATTGAGGTGAAACGAATATCTGAAGAGTTGAGAGCATTGGCTGTTGAATTAGGTCTTCCTATAGTTTCTGCTATACAATCTAATAGAGCTGGATTTTCGAGTCCAGAGATTGATATGACCAATATTAGTGATAGTATTGGAATTGCTGCGACTGCTGATATAATAATAGC